CTCGCGGCGTTCGCGTCGCATCTGCTGGCAGTCGAAGCCGCCGAAGTGCTGGCCCTGCACCACGGCCTGAAAGCTGTGGCAAAGGCCATCGAAGCGACGGCCAAGGCTGAAATCGGCCATTACCAGCTGGCAGTCGGCCCGTTTGACGAGTGGCAAAAGTTGGACGACAGCACCGAGGCTGACAAGCGGCGCGGCGACTATCCGATGGAAGCGCCCCTGCTGCGCACTGGCGAAATGCGCGACAGCATCAGCCACGAAGTCAGCGGCCTTGAGGCGGTAATCGGAAGCGACAGCGACGTGATGGTCTGGCAGGAACTTGGAACAAAGACCATCCCGTCGCGCCCTGTGCTTGGCCCGGCGGCGCTGCTGAACGAAGAAAAGATCAAGGAAATTTTGGGCAAGGCCGCCGTGCGCGGTCTGCTTGGCGGTGCGCCAATGCCCGCCGGGCTGGGCTACGATTTCGACACTTAGCCGAACAAAACGGCGTAGGCCACGAACAGCAGGAAGGCCAGCAGCGCGCCGAATACGACGACGCCAAACAGTCCGATCAACAGCATGTCCAGCCGCTGCCCGATGGTCATGGCAAAGCGCCAGCGCAGCGGCCAAGCAGGACGGGCCAGCCGGGCGTTATCGCTGGCAGGCAGAACATTCGGGTATTGAACCCAAGGCAGGCGGTCAGCCAGCCATTCGCGGAAGCGGTTTTTCAAAGGTCGGGCCATGTTTGAAGCATACAAAATCGGCGTAAAGATCAGCCTCATCAACAATGCTAGTCTCGGACTGCTCGCGCTGTCTAGAGACTTCATGCGTACTGAGGCGGACGCGGCCAAGCTGGAAGCCCGGATCGCATCGATTCAAAAGCTGGCCCTCAAGGGCGGCCTCACGCTTGGCATTGGTGCTGCTGGGCTGTCCATGCTCAAAGGCCCGTATGAGGAAGCGAAGAAGCTGGCGCAAGCACAGGCTGATTTCGGAACCATGAACTTGTCCGCACTGGACAACGCCAAGGCCTACGCGAAAGCGGCGTCGATGTCTCACAAAATCCTTGGCACCAATATTACCGATAACGTCAAGAGCATCCACGACCTGCATACGGCATTCGGCGACCTTCACCACGCGATCTCATCGGCTGATGATTTCGCCAAGTTCTCGTTCGTTGCAAAGGTTATGAACAACGGGAAGCCGGTCGAGGGACTTGTTTATGACGCGGCCAAAGCGCTAGAGAATCGCGGTGGCCGGGTCGTGAACAACGACGCGGAATTCAGGGGCGAACTTGACCTAATGGAACGCGTTTATCTCGGATCGCGCGGCAAGGTCAATCCGAACGAGTTTTTCCATGCTTCGCAGACCGGGAAAATGTCTTACACCTTGATGGACAAGGATGAGCTTTACGGCCCGTTTGCTGCATACATGCAATCGAAAACAGGCTCTACCGCTGGCACGGCGAACATGACAACCATGTCCTCGCTTGTTGGCGGCCACATGGATTCAAAGGCAAAAGGCTTCTTGGCTGACCTCGGTCTGTGGCAGGAAGGCGTAAGCAAAAAGCGCGTTGCGATGATGTCAGAAATATCGAAAGGCCTGACGACAGAAGAAAAAAAGAGCATGGGATTCCTAACCCCATCAACAGGTGGTTTGAAAGACGAATTCATCGATTTGGCAGTTAGCAGCCAGAGCCGATTCGCGCAGGAGGTTCTCGCGCCAGCAATTCGCAAGAAGTACGGCCTTGATATGTCCGACGAGTCAGTCGCCACAATAATCATGCAGCACTTCAACAGGAACACGTCTGGCGAAATGGGCGAATACATCGTCAATGCCCTGAAATTCAAAAAAGACGCGGCAATCTTCAAGGGGTCGATGGGCATTGCAGACGCATATCAGCATTACTTGAAGTCACCGGAAGGTGCGGAAATTGCCGCCGCAGAGTCGTGGAAAAACCTGATGACAGTTATTGGCTCCGTCTATCTGCCGACCATAACAAAGGGGCTGCTTGCGCTTGCCAACGGGCTTGATTCTCTCGGGACTTGGATGACACGAAATAAAGGGCTGACGACAGCCCTTGTTGGTGCGTTCGCCGCGCTGGCCGGAGGCCTCGCCTTTCGCGGGACGATCCTGCTGCTGACCGCCGCCTTTCGTGGCCTTGGCGGCGCAATGCTGATGCAGGCCGTTGGCGGAACAGCCGGGATTACAAAACTTGGCACGGCGCTGACCGGCGCATCGACAGGGCTTGGCGCTCTGGCGCGGGCGGCTGGCGTCTTCATGGCCGCCTACATTGGCTGGAAAGCCGGCGGCTGGCTGAACGACAACGTAATCAACCCGGCGGTGCAGAAGCTGACTGGCGACAAAAATCAGTCGCTTGGCGGCTGGGTGTATGACCGGACGCACGTTACCGACATCAACAGCAAGAAATTCGGCGACTTCGCTTGGTGGCGAATGATGCCCGGCGGCGACCTTGCCGAGCGCGCATTCAACCCGGTAGCAGGTAAAAACCAGCAGCCTGTTCAGGTATCAACTCAGATCAACATGGACGGGCGCAATGTTGCCGAGGTGGTCAGCCAGCACCAAGCGAAGGCCGCCAGCAAGCCGTTCGCCGGGGCCTCCTCGTTTGACTACGGCATGGCGGCACCGCCTGTCGGCATGGGATATGCACGATGACACCTGACACCATCTTGACCCTTGGCGACTTTGAGTTTTCCCGCTTCGAGATTCCCGAAAAAATCTCGTTCGGCGGCGATCAGGCTCTGGTCGTGCATGATCTTGTCGGCGGCGTGCGCGTTGTCGATGCGATGGGCCGCATGGATGCACCGCTGGAATGGTCGGGCCTGTTCCAAGGCGAAACAGCACTTGACCGCGCCCGCTATCTGGACGGCCTGCGGGTCGCCGGGCAGCCCCTTCCGCTTTACTGGTCGGAGCTTGCCTATCTTGTGGTCATCAAGACGTTCCGCTGCGATTTCGAGCGGTCTTACAAACTGCCCTATTCGATTTCGTGCGTCGTCGTCGCTGACCTGAGCATGCCTGTCACGACGCTGGCCCCGGCTGGCGTCGATGAATGGATTTCTGACGACATGGCCGAGGCGAATGCATTGGGCGACCTGATCGGCGATGGCCCGCTGTCCGACCTGCTCAAGACGCTGGACAGCGCCATCAGCACCGTTTCCAGCTTCGCCAATGCGGTGCAAAGCACGATCAACAGCGTGCTTGCCCCGCTTGCGGCAGTGCAGGCCCGCGTTCGTGTGCTGACCGCTTCGGTGGGCAACGTCATCGGCAACGTGACGACCTTGGGCGGCATCCTGCCGAACAACCCGATAGCCCAGCAGGCGAACAAGCTGATGGGACAAGTCAATGCAATGACCCAGCTTCCGCAGCTTTACAACCTGCAATCGGTTCTCGGTCGCATGGGCGGCAACCTTGGCAGCATCGGCACCGCCGGGCGGCAGGTCGCAACGGCGGGCGGCAACCTTTACCAGATGGCGTCTGACGCCTACGGCGACGCGATGGCTTGGACAGGCATTGCCAGGGCCAACGGGCTGAAAGACCCGACGATCAGCGGCGTTCAAACGCTGACCGTCCCGGCCCTGCCGGATGATTCAGGAGGCGTGATGTATGCGTAATGATGTCCCAGCCTTTGCCGCCGCCCGCCAGCCGCGCGGGCTGGTCAAGGTCAATGGCGAAATCCTGCCGGGCTGGGTGTCTTGGGAAACCGACAACAACACCTTTTACCAAGCAGACACCTTCCGCGTCTGCTTCGCCCTGTCGCTCATGCCCTATGAACGGGACGCGGCATGGTGGGCGGCACGGTCGGAAATCTTCATCGAAATTCTGGCAGGCTTTCCCGCTGACCCGGAGAACTTCACGGCTGACGAACTGGACAGCCTGATCTATGGCCGCGTCGATGATGTGACCTTTGACCCGGTATCGGGGCAGATCGAAGTTTCTGGCCGCGACCTGACATCGGAATTCATCGATGCCAAGACGACGGAAAAATTCCAGAACCTGACCAGCAGCCAGATCGCCGCGCAGCTTGCCGAACGGCATGGCTTGACGGCGGTCGTGACCAAGACGGAAACGAAGGCCGGGCGCTACTACGAAATCGACCATGCCCGGATGAACGACCAGCGCAGCGAATGGGACTTGCTGACATGGCTGGCCCATGAAGAACAGTTCATGGTCTTCGTTCAGGGCAAGGAACTGCATTTCGTTCCGAAGCCGCAGCCGGACGATGACCCCTATGTCCTGAAATGGGATGCGCCGACCGATGACCGGGGCTTCCCGATCTTCAACGGCAAGACGCTGACCTTTTCGCGGAACCTGACGCTGGCAAAGGACGTAATCGTCAAGGTTCGGTCTTGGAATGGGAAAAACGGGAAGGCTTTCACCGTTACCGCGCAGGCGACCCACAACAAGAACACCGTCTTGAAAGGGGCGGCCCAGCCTATCGGCGAAGCGCAGACCTACAGCTACACGATCCCCGGCAAGACGCCGGAACAGGCATTGCAGCGCGCGCAGGCCATCCTCAAGGAAATCACCGCCCACGAAATGAAGCTGACCGCGACGCTGCCAGCCGACAACATCCTGCGGCTGACGAACGTCATCAGGGTCGTCGGAACCGGGACGGCGTTCGATCAGATTTACTACCCGGACAGCATCGTCCGGCAGATGGGCATCAGCGAGGGCTACAGCATGACCATCAACGCCAAGAACCACAGCCCTGAAAGCGTGGTGCTGCCATGATGGGGGCGCTGATGAACACCATGCGGGCGCAGGCCATGCTTGCCGAAAGCGGGCGCGCGTCGGTTCGGATCGGCATCGTCAGCAGCTACGACCATGCCAACTACTGCGCGAAGGTTCGCTTGCAACCGGACGACGTAGAAACCGGATGGCTGCCGGTCGTTAGCCCTTGGGTCGGCAACGGCTGGGGGATGTTCGCGCCGGTAACGCCGGGCGATGTCGTCGAAGTGCAGTTCCAAGAAGACCATATCGAAGTCGGCTTTGTCTGCCAGCGCTTCTTCAATGACGGAATCCGACCGCTGGACGTGCCGAGCGGCGAATTCTGGCTGGTGCATAAAAGCGGATCGTTCCTCAAGTTTCGCAACGACGGCAGCGTAGAACTTAACACAGCCGGAAATCTTACAGGGACCGTAGGCGGCAATGCGTCACT